ACATCAGTTTCAAGGCTTTTTACACCCTTCCGCATCTGGCGCAGCGAATCAGATAATTTATCGCTCGCCTTGAAAACAATACTTACATCCCTGTTTCCCATGATCCACCTCCTTCTTTTTTGCATGAAAAAAAGCACCCGATTTCTCAGGCGCTTATATCTCTTCTTACTTTTGTATCCAGCATGGTGCTACTACAACGGAATTCACGAATCCACCATTTGATGATTCATAGCTGTTGTTCCCTACAGGAGTACCATACATTGCTTTTATTGTATCTCCTTCGTAGATGTCCGGCAATTCACCCATCATGTAAATTTGATAAATATTTAAGTCATTATCGCACAGGATTGCGTAAGTATACTTATCTTCACAATCTTTATAAATCTGCGATGTGTTTATCTGCACTACATATAAATCGTTTGCTTTCATGATTTTATTGCCGTATTTATCCGGTTCTTTCATAACCATCTTGTATGTAATGCTTTCGTCTACATTGTCCTGAAATTTTTCAACACTGTCAGATGGAAAGAAATCTGCGTTTTCCTTTATAAAACTGCTTGCTTCATCTGAAACGGTAATTGCATCTGTAGATTCGGCTGCAAAAAGCAGTCCCCATTCGGTCGCCTGCCAAACTCCTTCATGATACGTCCCTATCTGGACTGTTCCATCTTCCCAAGTTGTTTTCCCTTCCCCTTCAAAAACACCTGCGGAGAAATCCCCCTCATACGTCCAAGTCTCTCCTGCCTCATTTTTCGTTTCAAATTTGCCATGTCCATCAGGCACACCTTCAACCATGTCTCCGGAATAAGTTCCTGTTCTTTCTCCATAAGGTAATGAAAGCGTCACTTCTTTGTTTTCAACAGTACCGGTTCCAGTATCCCCGCAGCCAGTAGCACCAAACATCATTCCAATACACAGAACCATACATAACCATTTTTTCATGGTATCCCCTCCTTTTCGACATCATAACATGTGAATGATTAGGCTGTCAATTTCTCTTTTCGTGATGTTCGGAGGGCAGGATTTATCTTTTTTCCTGTTCAAGTTCCATGTATGCAAGAATGACTGCAATTTCTTTTTCCGGAATTTTGTATATTTGAGATGGCAGGGTGCCAAAGCGCCGCCACATGGTATATCCGACAACCGCTCTGGCATCCCCTGCCCGAATCAGTTTTTTACTTCCGTTACCGCATCGTCATCATAGCCACTCAGACGGTTGATTGTGCTGTAAATGATAGAAATTTCTCCCGCGCTGAACAATGCCTTAATGGCATCCTTCCCACTTGCAACACCAAGCTTATTCAGCAATTCCTTGTCACTCAGCCTTCTTCCCTCGATACGGCAGCTTTCCAGAAGAATATTTGCCCTGAAATCTCCCTCTTTGCTGATTTCAGAAACATGTACCATCTGGTCTTCTGTAAGCGCGGCACAGGTCACTACAAAAGGCTCCCCTACAATATCCGATAATCTTTTGATTTTAAGCTCTGTTTTTTCCTTCTCCTGTAATTTCTCAGCATCGGTTTCCAAAAGTCTGTCAAAAATACTCATAGCTTCCTCCTTATTCCTCGTCAATCAAATCAATGAATTCATAATCGTAGAACGTAAAAGGCTGTGTTACCGTTCCGATTGTTTCTGCCGCCCAGTCCGCCAGCGTAAGCTCCGTAAAGGTCACACCCTTCAGCACCACTCTTTCCGCCCCCAGTGCATCCGGGTCAGCCAGTTTGCCGATAATCGTAAATTCAGGTGTTCTTCCTTCCTTAATTTCATCCGCAATTTTCAACGCCATACGGCTGTTTGTTTTCGTCATGGTAATGCTGCCCGTACCGGACCATCCTGCGCTTTTCTGCTTTTTGCCGCTTGTGCCGCACATCGGAACATCCTTAAAATTGATTTGTGCTTTTGCCTGCAACGCCGTAGCCTCTCTGACAAGCTCGCCGTCTAACATTACCTCCCCATAGTTGCCGTTAATCGCTCTTCTGGGGTCAAAACCTGCTTTTCTCATTTATTGCCCCTCCTTAAATGTTAAAGTTTACTGTAATATCCTCGATTGCGTACAGAATATGATAAGAGCCCTCCATAAACACGTTGCTCTTTGTATTTGCTTCTTTGATTTCCTGTTCGGACATTTCGCTTACATCCGTCCCATTTTCACGAAGCCAATCTCTCTGCGCCTTCACATCAATGCCCACAAAAATATCCTTATCCAGAATCTCATCATCCCTGAGCGCCTCCAGATACTGCTGCACCGCTACCAGCAACAGGCACTTGTTGTCGTAATTGTTGGGATACTTGCCGATGTAGTTATCTTCGCAGGTACTATGGATGTCATTGTAAATCAGATCCATAGTATCTACTGCCTTAATCGACTTATAGATATCTCCCTTCAATCCGTTTGCATCCTTCAGGCTGTTTACCTCTCTGCCAATCTTAACCTTTTCGCCATCATGGAAAAGAACAAACTCTCCGGAGTCAATTTTTTCATTCATTTCGCTTCTGGTAAATTTCGGCACATCGTCTACCTCGCTCAACACAAAATAAGTGGAGCTGACATTCAGCGGTGTGCCTGCCAGAATCCCGGCGATTCTGGAGCAGTACTGCCCCGCTGTATAGGTCTTATCCCCGACAACAATATCACTCGTGGTAAAGTTAATAATACCCTCGTGGTCTGCGGCGATATTCGGCAAAACAGCCTTTACCTTCATCCGCTTGGAATCCCGCATGGTTTTAATCTGTGTTGCAATCTTCTGGACATCCTCTTCTGCCACCGCAGGAGGCGCAGCCAGATAATCAAATTTGATTGTTTCCAGCTTCTCCAAAGCGTTTTCTACCGTATCCGTCCGAATCAGCAGAACATGTTTAATCGGTGCTTTGCCGCCATCAAATGCACGCTCCACATACTCCTTATTTTCAGCTGTCAGATCCGCAGGCACCTGCGTTTTATCCTCAATTTTTGTTACTCCATGGTTGCTTTTTTCAATAACCATGACTGCAACAACGCCTCTTTCCCCACGCTTAATCGCAGTTGAGGCTTTTGTTTTGAATTCAATGATAATATTGGGTAATCCCATCTTTTTTCGCTCCTTTCTATTCGTCCGCCGTTGCTTTCATGCACACCGACACATCCTTTGCCGCTTCCATCTTGCCGGAATCAATATATCCGGAATCAAAGGATTCATCCAAATACCGAAACGTCAGGTAAATAGCCAGTCGGCTATCTGCTTCCTTCATCTCATAATTGAATGACAGCACCCGTTCCCCAATCGATATGGAATGCTGATTTAAAAATGGCATCAGCTTTGATTCCACATCCAATCGTTCCTCAAAGTCCTCTCTCCCATATCCATCCTCGGTTCCAAAATAGATAATCTGTATTTCGATGTTTCTTCTTTCGGTGAAATAATTCGCCTTTGCTCCGCCGGCAAAGGTTAAATTTAAAAGGAAGGCAGGAACAGAAAACCCCTCCTCCAGCCTTCCTTTATAAATCTCCACGCCGGGAACACAGTTAAAAATCTGTTCCATAACAGCTGCTAAAATTTCCTTTGCGGTAATCATCAGAATTTATCACCTACCAGTTTATCCACCATATCCCCAGCTTTATGCACAATTTCTTCCTCCACCTCATTCAGCGCATTCCGGTACATGTGCTTTCCATTTACCCAGCCAATCAGCTTGCCGCTTCCCTTGATGTTTACCCGTTGACCGTATTTTCCCTCTTTCGTTTTCGCTCCCTTAATCAGCCTGTGTCCAAATTCAACGAGCTGCGCGTGCGGTGCTTTCCTGTTATCATTTCGCACAGCGGCATAACCACCGCCGCTGCCAATAACCAGATGGCATGCTTCCCGCAGTCTGCCGCTCTGCTCCTTGGTTTCCGCATCGATGTTGCGCGTGACCCTCTCATACATAATCACACCCACATCCTCTACCAGTTCTCTTCTGGCTTCCGGAAACTGTTTCTCCAATGCCGCAAAGGCTTTGTCTAAATCTTCCAATGAGCCCATTCTATCACCTCAATGCGTTAAATCTGCCGTTGCTTTGATTTTTAGAAAATTGTCCTGAAAAAGGGTATTATCAACGGAAACAATATTGTAAAGCGTTCCACGAAAAAGAATCCTGTCTTTTACCGTCAGATCCTTCACCGCTCCATACCGAATGGTAAACTCTACTGTCCCCTCTGCGCCATACTTTCTGGCTTCCCACCATTCCCGTCCGTATAAGCCGTTTACCTTCGCCCATACGGTTTTTATCGTCCGGTATTCTGTCCGGATGCTTTTATCCGCTTCCCGTCTTTTGATAATCCGCTGTATCTCTATGCGGTGCCTTAAGTCTCCTGCCTGCATTTCATCGCCCTCTTTACAAAATATTTCTGCAATACTGGTTAATGATAGCTTGTGCCGCCAGATTCACGCTCGGAGCCTTTCCTGTTGCCGTTTCATAGCTGCGATTATCGTACATGTCGGCACAGACCATCAGCATGGCAATCGCCAGATCAGGCTTATCATCGGTTTCCTCAAGCTCCAAACCGGTTTGACTCAATACAAATTTCCGTCCTGCTTCAATGATAGCCTCGATAACCTCTGTTTCTTCGTCCGTATCGTCAATTTTTGCGAAACGAATCAGGTTCTCTGCGCTTACCTCCCTAAGCTTCATCAGAATCACAACCTTCTGCATCCACAGAAACCTTTGCTTCGGAAATTTTTTTAATCAGCTCCGCCTTTTTCCCTGTATCATCCAAGCCCATCTGTTTTGCCAGCGCTCTCAGTGCTGGAACTGTCATTCCTTCCAATTCCTCGGCATCCAGAGTTCCTTCCATCAAGGCTGCTTCGTCTTCCGAATCCGAATTCGTCTGCGGATTTCTGCTTTCCGCTTCTGCCTCTGCTTCTGCTGGCACAACATATCCTGCTTTCATGAGGTCGTTGAGGATATAAGAATCCTCAACTTCTCTCACTTCTCCGGCATACATCGAAATCAAACCACTAAAGCTTATCGTCGCTCTTACCTTCATGCCGTTACCCCCCTTAAGCCATTTTCAGCACTGCCATACGCTGACTGTCCGTTACCTTGGAGTCAACCTCCATCCATGCAACTACGCCAATCGCATGCTGCGTTGCATATTTTTCACGCAGAACCTCAATTTCCAGCTGCTCTGCAATTTTTACAGAAAGCCCGCTCATATCGCCGTACAGAACCGTCTTTGCACCTGTTGCAATCTTAGGCATATTGTCAGATACGAATACAGGCTTACCCAGCAGTCTGTAAGGGAATTCGCCCGAAAAATCATCCTGCAAAAGATATCTGCTCTGCCCGTCCTTCAGCTTCTTTACCGCTGTGAAGGTCTCAGGGTGCATAATCCAGCACGCCTCAGACTGGAACGCCTGCTTCACCTGTGCCTGCAAGTCAATCAGTTCATCCGCAGTGATTGCCGCTGCTGCCGCTGCTGTTTTCTCATTTGTGGTAGACAGCGCGCCTTCCATTTTGGATGTTGTGCCGTTCAGCAGCTCGCCCTCCAGGAACGCCGCAATCT